CTGACCGGGGCAGCGGGGATCATCTACCTGATGGAAACGAATGCTGCGACCCTTACGCTTCCTGCGGCTACGTTGAATGGTCAGGTCGGGATCATCTGCTCCAACGCGATCACCGCAGTCAAACTGAAAGCGAACGCGGGCGGCAAAATCTTCGGGGACTACGTGCTGTCCACTGGGGCAGCGGAAGTGACGGTCTGCGCGAATCAGCATCTGATCGTGGAGGCGGATGGCACGAACTGGCGGATCATCGCGGGTGAGTGCCGCAGGGAACCTACGGCGTTGGCGAAAGCTCCGTTGGGAGCGAACGAAACACATAAAGCGTCTGAAACGCGGCCTGTGATGGTGACGCTCACGATCGGGAACGAAACGGGTGTCCCGCGCACGTATGAAACGCTCATCAACGCCGAAAAAGTCGGCATCCAGGAGCTGTTGAACGGCACCTACCAGACGATCACGTTCTTCCTGCCTCCGACGTATACGTGGGAACAGAAAGGGACGCTGTCGGTTCTGGAAGCCTCGTACATGATCCTGTAGTGCTCCCGCATCTGCCAGTCCTCAGCCTCACCGATTGTACTAAGAACTTCGAGAGCCTCGGCCAAGGACTTCCCCACATCCCCGTCACATCCTTCCTGGACATCACAAGGAACTTCGAGGTCCTTGATCCTTCGGTGCCGCGTCTCCCGGTGACTTCCTACCAGGATGCGACCTTGGATTTCGAGAGCGTATCGGTGGCGGCTGCACCGGAGCGGCGTTTGACGTTGGCCCTGACTACGGTAGAAGTGGGGATCTGGGGTAAAGAGGAAGGCAACTGGGGCGAAGGCACCGCGAATTGGGGTGAATAGATGGCATATGAAGCGGGCCCCACATCGGCAGAATCCGGAAACTCCTTCACAGCGGAACTAAGCCCCGACATAGCGGCAAAATACTATACGGCGAACGCCGCTATCAACCTCTCGGTAGCACAAGCGCAGGCTAGGGCAAAATTCGCAAAGGAAAACGCAAACGCCAACTTCGAATACGGGCGCGGGAACCTGCTACGAACGGAGCCCCTTCGCCTGAAAGCGAATATGTCCTCCGCAAACAGCCAAGGTCTTGCAGAATCGGGACAGTTGGCTAAGGCTCAGACTCAGACTCAGGGTGAGTATTCCCAGAAACAGACGGGTCTTGCGATGCAGCGGGCGCAGGCGATCAAAAACGCCACACTCACCCAGGCCGAAAAAGAAGGCGAAGGGACCATCGGGAGACTGGGTGCCTATACTACGGCGAAATCTGAACAGGCGCAGTACATCGCGGAACACCCGACTTCAACGCCGAATGGTGTAGCTCCTTCGCCGACTACGAATCTTCCTCCCGGCTATACGGCGACAACACAAAAAGGCGGCTCTGTGAGTATCTCGCCCTCAGTGTCCAGTGGTTTCAACCCGTGGGCTAAACCTGCTCCTGCGGGTACATGGCGTAAGCTTGCATCTAAGAAGGCGGTGGGCTGATGGCAGATGTTACGAACTCAGGCGAACCTACTGCCGGCGGCCAGCTGTCCGGTGAGACTGCTCGTGCGTGGGCGGTCAAACGGCTGAAGAAACTCGAAGGCCAAACCGCCCCTCCAGCCCCGATGCTGCCGAAAGGATCCTAGATGGCTTGGGGAGCAACGCCTCCGTACATCCATCCGCTTTCGAAGCCGAACTCCGGTGGACGCCAGTCTGCGATAGCCCAGCATCTCGGGGGACCTCGCTACTTGAATCGCGGCTCGGGCAAGATGGAAACCCGTGGCCAGATGAAGGCCTACCATAAGGAAACCCTTGCGGGGAAGCACGGGAAGCCCGCAGGAGGCCCTCCAGGTACCTCTGGCGGGAAGTCTAAGGGCGGGGGAGGAAAGCCCGGAGGACAGCCTGCTCCTGGGGGCTTCAATCTCGAAACGGCCAACCAAGGCGACATCCACAACCGAGCCGTGACCCAAACACGCCTTGAACGGAACGCTGCCCTCCAGCCCTACCAGGCTCAAGGCGCCCAGATCCAAGCTAACGAAGCGGGCGCCCAGCAGGCTTACGCGAAACTTCAGGGGTCGGAGAACGAACAGCTCGCAAAACTCGGCACCCAGCAGGAAGCCTCAGCCAAGACCCTGCAGAACCAGATGGCCGAAAACGCCCTCCAGCAGGGGAAAGCGATCGAAACAACCGGGCAGACCCAAGCTTCGATGACCGGAGGCTACGTATCTCCCGAACTCCGCAGCCAGCTTCTGAGCCAGTCCCAGCTGGCGGGGCAGACAGGCGGAGCCGGAAATCAGTTCGCCCAGAACCTCGCCCAGGCTGGTGCTACGAACCTCGCTGAGATGCGCGGGACCGCTTCCCTCAAAGCCCTTGGTGGGTCGCAGAACTTGACGAACTTCTTCCAGAAGCAGCAGCAGGGTGTCCAGCAGAACGAGCAGGGGGTTCTGGCGAAGGTCGCTCCGAGGGCGCTTGAAATCGAGGGGAACCTCGGGAAAGAACAGTACACGCGGAGGGCTACACAGGCAGCTCTGGAAGGGAAGAGTCTCGCGCAGGCGCAGAAAGGCAAAGAAACACTGGCGCGGCTTCGGACCACTGAACGTGGACAGAACATCACGCGAGAAGGCCACGAAATGACTGCCCAGACGGCAAGGGAAGGTCATCAACAGAAACTGTGGGAACACACTCATCCTACCGGCAAAGCTACGGGACGCAAGGGAAGCGGTAAACCCGAAAAATCCCCTGAATCAGCGACGAAGTTCATGCACGAAGTTTCTGGTGCAGAAGCTGCGGGCCGTCAAGTATTCGCCCAGAGCGGCAAGAAGTCGCTCTACAACCGTAAGCGCCAGGAACAGGTACGGCACTACTTGGCCGGACGCGGAGCGAGCGGCGATGTTATCTCGGCCACATTGAACATGCTGGTCTACGGGAAACTCGGAAAGAAAGACCGGCAAACAGCAAAGGCGTATGGCGTGATCCCGGAAAAGGCGCCCCCGGGCTGGTTCTAAATGCCCGCGTCTGGTCGTGGCGCCTACCTCAAGCCCGGGATCACGGCTGTCGGAACCAAGGAAAAGCCGTCTAGACCCCCGAGCCTAAAGGGTGTCAGCGGGTCCACGAAGGCTCCCGGCAAGCCCACGGGTGGGGTCAAGGGAACAGCCACCGTTCCGGTGCATCACGGACACGCGCTGATCAGCCTCCATACGGTAGGAGAAGCCCTTCACGCGACCTATGGCACTGGCGGAAAGCGCACCCCGTACAAAGGCGGAACGGGCAATGCTCCTCCCGGAATGGCCATAGCGAGGCCTATCCCACCGGGTATTGCGACGAACACGATTGGCGGTACGGCGAAAGCCTTCGTCAATAAGCCGGGTCCCACCACGGTTCGGACCCTTGAGCAAGTACCGAAGATCTTCTCGTCCCTCGGTGGCGAAGCGGTGCGACGCGGTGCTGAAGTTGTCCACGGGAAACCGCTCCAAGCGGCGGCTGGTTTTGCGGAGTCAACGGCCGAATCGACTAAACACCTTCTGAATGAGAGCATGAAGGAAAGCCAGCGTGAAGCCGAAAAGGAAGGCGCAGCCAACAAAATACTGCTGGTAGCCGGTGGCCTGAGGGCAGGCGGTCTAGCTGCGGGCGCATTGGAGCGCACTGTGGGGGATGCTGCTGCGGAGTCGGCCGTCCGTAAAGCATTGGCGAAAAGCTCAACCACGGTGCGCCCGCCGATTGCCCATCGTGACGATCCGGGAGCCGTGTTCGCTGGCGAATACACAGAGCGCGCAGGACGCTCTGGATACTCGAAGGACAAAACTAGGGCACTGGCGCAGAAACTCAAGGATGCTCGAGCGCCGAAGGTCGAAGCCCACGGAAAGCCAATCTTGGTGGAGCAGCTCGGCCAGATGGTGCCCGTGCTGAAGCCAACGCGCAGGCAGGCGATACGACTTCAGAAGCGCAGGGCGGATGTTGAGTCCCAGGCCGCAGTTAGCGCGGGGATTCGTGCTCGCTCTGGGCAGATGAAGGTCAGTGCGAAGATCGAGAAACCGGGTCGTGGGCGCCAGCCGGTGCGCGGTCGTGCGGCACGGGATCTCGTGCAGCTCGCCGCAGAAGGCGCGCTTGTCACAGCCAAGACCTTCCGGCAAGACGCTAAAAAACTCCAGGATATGTGGGAGGAGCAACTGGCGACTCCCAGAGGGCGCACAGAGGACGAGCTGCGGACCCTAAGGGGCAACATTAGTCTGATCAAGAAGGCTCAGGATCCAAGGGTCTACAAGCAGGCTGAGGCGATCGTGGCCGAGGGAGAACGCCACGGGCTGGCTGGTCGAGCGCTGGACACCCCGTTGCATGCGCTAGGGGTCCATCCAAAGGAGCAGCTGGATCGTGCTGCGCTTATGACCTATGCACAGACTCAGATGGGGGCCAAGCATTTCACGGAGAAGATGCACCAAGCGGCCGAGAAGTCTGCGAAGGTGCACGAGGACCAGCTTCGCCACTGGGCGAACCAGCTTCCTGAGGGTTCAGCGGAGCGGGCACACCTAGAGGGTGCGTGGAAAGCCGCAAGAGAGGACCGGATTGCGGTTTCTGGCAAGGACCGCGTTGCGGTGCTAGCCCACGAGAAGGCGCATGAGGCTGCCCAGGCTGCTGGCGGAAGTGGTCGAATCGCCCAGCTTGAAAAGCGGGCAGCGGTCGCGGAGGCGGCCAACGTCCCTAAGCCGAAGATCACGGAGGCACTGAGGACCGCCGAGGGCAAGCCGCTCTCGAATGACACGATCATCAAACACATGGAAGCGGCTGGGCGTCATCCCGACACGGTGACTTATGTCCCGCACGTTGCAAGCACGGGGCGCAAAGGGCTCTTCTACCGTCCGCTGGAGCCCGGTCATCGGCCCACCGAAGAGCGTGGTGTGCGTACCGGGGCGATGCTCCGCAGGGGCGAGTTGTCGATCAACCGTGAGGTTATGCATGAGAGCCGCGTCGGGAAAGCGACTCTCGCAGCTTCGGTTGAGCAGTACGACAAAATCCTCAAGGGCTCCAAGGTCAAACCGGACGGCGAGCCATATACGGCTGCTGGGGCCCGAGAGGCACTGAAGCTTCCGGAGAACGCGAATATGCAAGCAGTAAGGTTGTTCTCCACCGCGAAAGACAAGGAGCTTCAGGACACCGCGTTGAGTCGTATCGCACCGATAGCTGGGGAAAACTTCGCTTCTCGGCTTCTCAGTGATCGGATGCTCAAAGCCGATGATCAGGGAGACGCCAGGAACTTTGGGCTGATGTCGAAAGTCCGTTACGAGCGCCTGATGGAACAGGCACAGCCACTACCCAAGCCGTTCCGTGTCGCGCAGATGGGCCGCAAATGGTTCACGTTCTCGGTGCTCGCCCAGCCTAAATGGTTGCTCGGCCAGTTCCTTGAACCGCACATCATCCGGCTCACGACGAACGGCGCCGGGATCAACATGGCTGGTGGGGCGGTGGACTTCAAAGCATGGAAGAAGGTCATCGACCCGGGACTCCAATCGAAGAACCCAGAGACCAAACTCGCTGCCGAAGCGATGGACTCAATGGCAGAGGGGGGGAACCTTGGGCGCAAGGGACGCAACATCGTTCGCACCCATGAGGATTTCCCCGGCAGCGATGCTCTATTTGCGGCGCATGTCTTCAGGAACATACCCGCGATCAAGCAGGCCATCGACCTCTATGTCCGGATCCCGGAAACAATCTTTGCGGCTAACCATTACATCGAGCGTTCCGCAGAGCAGGTATCGCTAGGTAAGTCGTTCCGGACCGACTACCAAGAGTTGACCAGCTCGTGGCTCAAGACCATGAAACTCCAAGGTCAGGCGCTCGAGGACTTGCGGAATGGGCTCGTCAACACGGCTCGCCAGGAACGATACGCACGAGAGCTATGGACGACCCTTGGCAAGTACGATACCTACGGGCCGCACATGAAAGCCCTGACCTCCACGATCATGCCTTTCGTCCCTTGGGTGCTGAACTCAGTGCGCTTTGTCTTCTGGACGTTGCCAGCACACCACACGGGGCTGTTTACCGCTACCGCGCTCGCCGCAAATAAGGTTCAGCACGAATGGGAAGCCCAGCACGCGGCTCTTGTCAAACGTTTTGGCCCTAGTTTCGAGAACGCCTACATCAACAAAGGCAAGGTTTATGACATCTCCAAACTGTTGCCCACGGGGGTCACGGACCCGCTTATACGGGGAAACTTCAAGGAACTTCCTGGTCTGATCGCCCCGCAGATCAGAGGTCCGAGTCTCGCGTTGGAAGGCAAAGACCCGTTCGGGAAAGACTTCAAAGTTAAACCCACCAAGGACAACCCGAAAGGTATACCTAGTCCGCTCCAGATCGGGGAGATCTTTGGGAACCAGGTTGCTGAGTCAACGCTATGGGGTCCAGCCTTGGCCCGTAGGATGGAGGAAGGCGGTGGTACGCCTTACGCGAACAGCACGGTCTTCTCTCCGCAGGTGAAGCCACACACGAAGACTGGCGAAGGTGCGTTCGCGGCCATAAACCCCGTGAAAGCCGTGAAAATCAAACCACTAAAAGCCAAGAAAGCTAAGAAACCCCCCAAACTTGGTAGCGGTTTCAAAACCGGCTTCAAAGGCGGCTTTGGTGGCGGCTTCAAATAAGGAGCACTCCCCTGAGGGCCACGCCCCAGAGCAGTAGGAAGATGAACGTCAGGATGACGGCTGCTTCATCGCTCATGGAGATGTCAAGCGATGCTCCATCAGAACAGCCCTCGCAGCAAATAATCAACGCAGCAAAGAATAGCCAGCACGACGAGAATGATGAGCAGTACGTGCATCTACTCGACCTTGATCCCCGCTTTCCAGTACCGCTCGCATTTCCAGCACCACCACGACCGGCGACCACCGCGCAACCTCACCTGCGTCAGCTCCGTCGCACAAAGCGGGCACTCGCGTTTCTCGTTCATCGTCTAGACTTGGTCTTTGAGGGCATCGGCGGCCATTTGCGCGGACGGATGACGGTTGCCTCGGTAGTCCATATCGCGGATCTCGGTTAGCGCCTTGTGGTAGCGTTCGGCGCGGGCCTGCATCGTCTCGTAGAAGTATTTGGGGACGCCTTCAAGGCCCGGGAAATAGCCTTCGTCCGGGTCCATAAGTACCCATCGCTTAGGATGGCTCATTGCCCCGTCTCGATCTTCTCAATGGCACTTAGGGCAGGCGCAGGATTGTCGAGATTGAGGTAGCCGCCTTCCGCCGCCGTTATCAGCGCTTGGGCCTCGGTCGCCGTGAGCCCAGCAACGGGCCCAATAGCATCGAGGACAGCGCGGGCCGCAATCGGCGCAACTACCGGCGGCAGGAAGTTCATCAGTACCCTTACTGCCTCATCCATCTGGCTCATTTGAGATGATCCGTGACGTGTGGGGGTTTGTACTTGCTCATGGAGGTTACCCTAACAGATGGCTGACGCTAAGGCAATCGTTACGCAGGCTGCTCGCAAGTACGGCGTGGATCCCAAGATCCTCTGGGGTCTTTACGGCACGGAGACGAACTTCGGGAAGAACCGCTCGACCTCATCCGCAGGAGCCGTAGGCCCCTTCCAGTTCCTGCCATCCACCGCTAAGGGCATGGGTGTCAACCCGTACGACTTCAAGAGCGCAGCCTACGGAGCGGCGAAGTACCTGTCCCAGTACAAGTCTCGTGGGGTCGGCGGAATGCTGTCAGCCTACAACGCGGGTCCTGCTGGTGGCTACCAGTCGAAGTACGTGAGCACGACCTTGCAGAACGCCAAGTCCTACGGCAAGGGCGGGGGAGCGGAAGTTCCCCAGATGCCCGGACAGAAGACGATCCCTGGAACCCCTGCGAGAACCGAAGAAGTCCCGAACCCGAAGGCCAAGGGCTACGAAATGCTCGCAAAACTCGTCCACTCCGAAGGCCCTGAATCAGCCCCTCTCGCCTCCCTCATAGCCCAGAAGGCAGAACCGACCACCAGGACCATTCCAGGGACTCCGGAACGCCCTGCTGCGCCGCAAATGGGCGGCTCCAAGCTCGGAGGGTTCCTGCCTAAGAGCGCGAAGCTTGAACTGAAGCGCATCGACCAGGGCCGGGACATCCAAACCTCACCCGGACAAGCACTCTTGGCTCCGGGTGATGGAGAAGTCGTAGCGGTCAAGGCCGATCCTTCGGGTTTCGGGCCAGACTACCCGGTCGTGACGTTCAGGACAGGCCGTCTCGCAGGAACCACCTGGTATCTCGGGCACACCGATACGGTGCTCAAGCGCGGGGAGTCCTTCCGTGCAGGGCAGCCGATAGCACGTACCTCGAAGACCGGACACAACGCGCCTCCGGGATGGGCTGAGATCGGCCTATCCTCAGCGCTAGGACAGGGGATCCATAATCAGGGTGCTGCGACCAGGAGGTATCTGGGTGTCTAGGGGCAAGAACCTTACGCGCTGGAACCCGGTGGACGAGTCTCTCGCGATCTCCATGATGGCCGCCTACCCGGACATCCAAGAGGCCAAAGAGCATCTCGAACAGGATCACGGCTATGAGGAGCTTTCTGAGGCGAACCTCAAGCAGATCAAAGGCCATAAAGCCGCCGACCTCGAGGAGGCCCGCAGGGAACTCGCCCCGCTGCACGAGTCGAAGCTGACGAACGACATGCTGGATGAGGCCCGCAAGGCCACCAGCATCATCGACCTAGCGATCAGGAACACCCAGAGGCTGCTGGAACGCGACGTGATCTCCGACCCCGCGAAAGCCGCGAGGGACCTTGGCCAGCTACGTACCCAGTCGATCGACAAGCGTCTTGCTCTTGAAGGGCGTCCTACGGCGATCATCGAGAAGCGGAGCGCGGAGGAGATCCTCTCGAAACTTGAAGCGCTCGGGGTTGCTAAGAGGGTGGACGTGACGGTCGAGGAGGATTGAGCCAAGGAGGCGTGATGGATGATCGCGGAGAGCCGCTGAACCATGAGCCGGTCGACTGGACGGTCGGGACCCTTGCGGTGTACAGCGAGGCGTTGAGGAAAGCTGAGGAAAAGTTCCAGGAAGAGCGCGACCGTCGTTATGGAGAGGTAAAGGAAGCCGAGGAAAAGGCGCTGAAGATCAAGGAGCGAGCCGATGAAGTAGCCCTTGGCTTGCAGCGTGAAACCCAGCAGTACAAGGACGAGAAGGCGAACGAGCTTAGGGAGCAGATCTCGGGCGAGCGGAACCTGTATGTCACGAAGAGCGAGCTTGCGGCTGCGATGAGGGAGATCGCCGCAACACGTCAGCAGTTCAACTCATCCCTGATCGGGTGGATTGGTCTAGCGCTTCTTGCTGGCGGCATCATCACAAAGCTTCTTTCCTGATGCCTTTCACGGGGGATTGGGTCGAAGCGATCGAACTGGCCCTTGTCCTCGCCGCCTTCATCGCCGGGGCGAGGTTCCTCTTTTGCCATGTCAGCGGCTGTTATCGGCTAGGCCGCTTCAAACACGGGCACTTCCGTATCTGCCACGTTCATCATCCCAAAGTCCCGTCTGACGGGAAGATCACCGAGAAGCACCTGGAGGACGTATGAGCGAAGAACTGACGGCCAAGCAGCTCGAACAGATGGACAACGACCTTATACGGCTCCTACCGAAAGGACCAATAGCCTCGGGCGAATTCAAGCACCGGGCGGTCAAGCCCGAAGCCTACCGGCTCGACGCGGACTATGCCCCTCCGGGTGGCGAGGTCGAACACAAGCCTCGCAGCATCCTGAAATGGCGGCGGTTCCCGATGGGCGGCTGGGTCTACTGGTCCTCGCCGGCCTGGATGCAACGGGTAGATCAGGGGCAAGACTTTGAGGTTCCGCTCGGCAGGCATATCATCGCTCCGGGCTGGGGGAAGTGCATCCACCATCTCTCCGATGGGCCTTTTCCGAACGGGTTCGGATCCCCGTATGCGGTGGTCTACATCGGCTCGGGCCGGTTCGCGGGGAGGCTCTGGTATATCGGCCATGTCAACGATGAGGTCATCCCGGCGGGAACACACTTCCACACGGGCAGGATCCTCGGACGGCCGAATCACAGCCTGAATGCTGGGCGTGGCTGGACGGAGCTCGGTCATGCCCCTAACGGCTATCCGGGTCCGTTTGGGGAAGGCGCCCGCTACCACTCGCTGTTTGCGCCGTACTGGCGCTGGAGTAAAACCTAGGAGGCATTATGAAAACCTCGGTCCCGATTGGGATTACTTCGATCCTCGGCTGGCTGACCGCGCTGTTGGCCGCGTTGCCGATCATCATCAAAAGCATCGAAGAAGGGGCAGTGGCGTTCGGTGGTCCTGAAAAATGGTTGGCAATCATCAGCATCGTTGCGGGTGCGATCACCCAGATCGGCCGTTATGCACAGGCACACGCGCAGATCAAGGGCAGCTAGATGCCTCCGGTCCACTTCGGCCTGATCCCAAAGACCCCTGACCCTAGGGATCTGACCCTCAAGGGCGTCCTGAAGGCCGCCGGGCTAACTTCGCTTCCGCCTGTCAAACCGTCCTACGGCTGGGGCCACGGAGGGACGTATAAGAACTGGCGGATGAATGGGAACGGCCCCGTGCAGACCGGGGAAGTCCTCCCGGCCTCGTGGAAAGCGGCGAAGGAAGGCTGCGGGGACTGCGTGAACGCTGCCGCGGTCAACGAGCTGAAGGTGGCCCTCACCGATGCAGGAGGGACCCCTACGGCGGTTGAGAGCAAGGTTGGGAACGCGGAAACCGCGATCAAGCTCTACTCGGTCCTGACCGGATATGACCCTACGACGGGCGCCAGGGACGAAGGGACCGAAATCCGTGCCCGGTTGAAGTACGCCCAGAAAACGGGGATCCTCTGCGGGGACGGGAGCCGCCACAAGATCGGGCCTTACGTGTCGTTCGATCCGTTGAATCTCGAACATCTCCTGTTCGCGACCAAGCATTTCGAGGCGTGCCCTATAGGCTGTTCGGTCTCGGAAGCGAACATGGAAGCCTACGACGATGCGTGGGGCACCGAAGACCGGATCATCTGGTCCCATGCCGCCTCATCGCCGATTGAGGGTTTGCATTGCATCCCGATCGTCGGACGGCCGGATGCTTCGCATTTTGCGGCCCTTACGTGGATGCGGACGATCTGGCTGACGGAAACCTACCGGACGAAGCAGGTCGAAGAAGGTTGGGCCTATCTGTCGCCCGATAGGATCAACAAAGTGACCGGGAAGACCCATGAGGGCGACCCTGAAGCCGCTCTCGTCGAATACTTGAAAGCCTTATGAGAAGCCTCAAAACCACAGTCTACGAGGATGGCGTTCGTCACGCTGGGCTGGACCTTGATGAGAAGGATGCCGCGCTGCTGCATTACGCAATCTTCACCGCGTTTGGAAATCTCGTGCCCGAAGGCCGCCTCTGGGGGAAGCTCCATGATGCCCTAGGTGATGCGTGGTTTCGGGAGGTCGCGAAAGGGGACGAACATCTACGTATCCATCGCGAACGACAGGCCCTTGAGGGGGATCTTCTCAAAAGTTTCGGCCTAAAAGACTGGGGCGAACTGCCCGAAAGCAAACCATGACCGACGAGGCAGCAACCCTCAGACGCCACAAACGCCAGGAGCTTTTCCAGGAGAAAGTGCTCCGCAAACTCGACCATCTCGAAAGAAGGATGAGCCAACTGATGACCAACGTGACTGAAGTGACTGAAGCCGTAGAAACCCTCGCTTCCGACCTCGAAACCCTCGCCAGCACCGCGAAGGCCGAGTTCGAAAAACTCGAGACGGAGCTCTCCGAAGGCAAAACCGAAGTGGACCTCGAACCGCTGAAGAACAGCATCGAAGCCCTTGACGCCAAGGCAAAGTCAGCTGCATCGGAAATCCCCTCGAATTGACGCCCCCCCTCACCGAGCTCCAAGAAGACCGGATCGAACGGCTCAACAGTCGGGCGAAGGTCGTGGGATGGCTGGTGGACGGGCCGATTGTGAAGCTCTCGGACGGACTCCGGTACCGGGTTGACCGTCAGGGTGTTTTAAGGCTCTTAGGAGCGAATGGGGATAATGGAGGCTAGAGTTCTTCGACTCTGAGGATCGCGGGCTTGGGGATGTAGCACCGCTTGACTGCGCCCTGCCCGTTGATCCGGTCGAACGTGAGCGTCCCGCCCTCAGGGAGACGGTCTAGGCTCCGAAGGACATGCGGTGTCGCCATGGCCGTCCGTAGAACCTCGGGCGGCTGCATGGGGATCGCGATGTGGAGTGCGGTCTTGGCTTTCATGGCTGAAGGTTTAGTGGGCGGCGGGACTAATGGATTACCCGCAAGGCCCCGGAGCGATCCATAAGCGGGATCTGGGACCAGCCGATCGGATTTGAGATGTTCCTAGAGGGCTTCTCACGCTCTCCTCACAGTCCCTCGGCGGTTAGCCCCTGAGACTGCTTGACCAGAACTCCGACGCACATTAGGGGCTCGCCACCCCTTGTTCTGTCACGCCCCAGCTTGGACGCTAATCCTCGCTGTGGACGACACCCTAACGGCTAGTTTAGGGCGTGTCAATACCCCTCTGGTAATCTTTCGCGGCTCCGGCGTTTCTAGCCGATGTCGCCAGCCGACGTATCCAAGCAAACTGGCGAGGCTCAAGCATTGAGCGGCCTCCGACAACTGCGGGGGCAAAACTCGTGAGGAGGATCATGGTATCCCGACTCATCTTCTGGCTGTACCGTTGGCAGCAGCATCGTTCTGGGGTTCCCACCACCGAATACACGTTCAGCACCCCGATCCGCACCGAATACACCACCAAAAGCACGTAAAGGGCTACTTTCGCCACCACAGGGAGTGCCGTACAGACCGTTGTGCAGCGAAGGCGGACGTTTCATGGGTCCAACACCAGATTCGCCGGCAGAGGCGCTTAGAACGCTCTAGAAGGGCCTCTATGGGCACGTTGGAGGCGTGCATCATCGAGCATGAGTCGGGCGGGAACCCGAACGCTGTCAACGGCCAGTACGAGGGAATCGGGCAATGGTCACCGGACTCCTGGGCGACCTGGGGCGGGCACCGTTTCGCCTCGACGCCCCTCGGGGCCTCTTATGCGGAGCAGGAGATCATCCTTCGCGGCGAGGGAGAAGCTGGGATGCGCCGTGAACAGGCCCAGTACGACGGATGTTGACTTTGATCCCGCTAGGCCCCGGTTTACGAACCAGAGTGTTCTGGGACCAAAGCTGACCCCTTCATAGCCTTCGGCGTCCCTCCGTTCTCCTCGCCGAAGAACCGGCCCCCAGCTTCCGTCGAGGCTGGGGGCCTCTTTCGTTCTATCGCCGCGTACGGCTGGCCTTCGTGCCGCCAACTTCCACGGCCTGGCTCCTGACCCCGACGGGCTCAAGGACGCTGCACGACCCCGAGCTGTCCGTGTAGTAGTCCTGCAGGATCGCCCGGTAGGTGCCCGGTGCGAGCGGCGCGAGTTCCTGGTAGAAGAATCCCGGCAGCACGAATCCTGTCTGCCACAGGTCCACGGCGTATTCGCCGGGCGCGCTTCCTTCGCGCTTCAGTTTCAGGATCTGCCAATACAGGCGAGCCGTATTCGCGCCGTTCCTGTAGCCTTTGTATTCCGTTGTCGTGAGTTCCCACGTCACGAGCACAGAACTCGCCGCGATGCCGGGACTGATCGTCAGGCTCGACGGTCCTACCCACTGTTCGCCTTCGCAGCCGCCCGCCGCAAACGCAGGCGCGGGCAGCATCAACGCTACGAGGATGATCCCGGTTGCCAGTCTCATAGTTCCCTCCAGTGTTCGCCACCGTCTTCGGATGGTTTGTTCCCGCCGACGCACCACGCGCCGCCGGCTACCCCAGAGCTGTTCGGATGCGCGCACAGCCATAGCTTTCCTGCGTCTTCCACGATCGCTGTCCCGCCGTTGAAATAACGGTCAGGGGTCCAGGCGCCCTCGAAGTGGACCCCGGCTTCGCCCTTGTCGCCCTGTTCGCCCTTGGGTCCGGGCAGTGAGGGGCCGGGGGAGCCTTCGTGGCCGCGTTCTCCGCGTTCGCCGGCGGGACCCGAAAGCCCCCTGAGTCCCTGGGGGCCGATCTCGCCCTGGATGCCCTGGGGTCCCCTTGGACCCCTGAGCGCGTGGTTGGCCGCAAAGGCTCCGCCCGTCATTGAGAGGACGAGAGCGCTCCATGCTGCTGCTGCTGTTAGTTTGCTCATTTGTCAAGACTCCTTTCGTCTTGGCCGTGCCCCGGGGCTTCTAGGAGCTGCCGGGGTTCTTTTTTGTAGCGTACATCACAAGGCAAGCCCTAACGGGCTTTTAGGCTTTGAGGGTGGAATGGGCTAGGGATTCGCAGACCACGCAGGCGTCACTGCGGCCCCATGCGCCGGGGCAAACCTCACGGTTCAATACGTAGCCGCAGTAGGCAACTGCACCCCTTGGCGGCGGGTTATTGATCGTGTGGTAGCCCGGGAAGCCGTGCTTTAGGTGGTCGCCATTCGTCGGGGGCGCGTCGTCGGTTTTAGAACGGGGGTAGGTCGTCTGCATGGGGCAGCTCCTCCTTCTGGACCTTCTGGCCGATGAAATGAACCTCGCTGGCCCTCACGTCGAGCGACGTCTGCTTGACCCCATCCTTCTCGTAGGTGCGAGGCTCGAGACCGCCGATGACCGCGACCTGCGACCCCTTGGCGAGATGCTCTTGGCAGAGCTGCCCGGTCTTGCCCCACGCCGAGACGTTGAACCAGTCCGTTACATCCTCGCCTTTGACCTTCCGGCCAGCCGCGACCGAGAAGTTGCAAACCTCAGCGTCTCCTACCTCGCGGCTCGTTGGGTCCTGTCCGACACGTCCTATCAGGGTGATGTGAGCTCGTGGCATTTAGTCCTCCGTCTCCGAGGGCAGACCATCCCACCCTCAAAGCCTGTTTGGGATTCTATTCGTAGTAGCGACTATCCAGCTTCCTTTTACGCACGCGCGAGAAGCGTTCTCATGGTCCTCGACTACAGTGGCCACCCACGGCTCCACGTCAGTCGGTGCGTCGCTACCGTGGACCACTCCCGGCGAGGTTGTCGGCTAGGAGCGCGTGAAGGCGCATTGCGCTACGGCTGGCAATGCGCTAGGGTTCCTTGTGGCACGCACACCCGGGAAGATACAACTTCCTGCGAACCCCGTCAAGCTCCCGCCTGGCGGGGTTCTTTTTTGCCTTGACTCCCTCAGAGCTAGCGGTTAGGGTTAGACGCTCAACTACCCCAAGGAGAACGCATGGCCACCATGTTCGAGTACGCCGTATTCGTCAACGAGAAGCGCGATAAAGAGGGCGAGCTGGTTGAAGAGGCTGAGGTCGTGGTCCCCGTGACCGCCATCGCCGCCCGCGACGAGGATCAGGCCCAGCTGATCGCCGCCCGTGCGATCCCGGACGCTCTCGTGAAGAATGGGAAGATGGAGCGCCTGATGGTTGTGGTGCGCCCTTTCTAAGCGAGCCACAAGCCCATGTAAGCCCACCCGCACCTCCGCAGCCTGCGCCCATGCCCTATAAAACGGTTGCGTCGGAAGGGCCGTGGCAGCCCCAGCCGGTGATCTACAACGTCGAAAAAATGATCACCAAAGGCGGCAAAGAACAGGAAGGCAAATACACGACGGCCGCCTCCCTGCTGAAAGTTTCTTGACTCCTTCACCGCCCATCGGTTAGGGTTATCCAGCTCCCGCCAAGGAGCAACGTGAGTACCCCGAATCCCCCGTCGGTGTGCTCACCGGCCCCGTCGAGCGTCTCCGTAGGTTCTCGGCGGGGCATTATTTCTTGCAGGCCCTTGACGCCATCCGCCCTAACGAGTAGGCTGCTCTCAACCAACCTACGGAGGCCACGATGTTCCGAATAGTCCCCGATGGAAAGGCTTTGGATGAGGTGCTTATCGGCACCGTAGATGCTGCCAAAGCCCTCAAAATGGCGATTCAGACGCTCCAGACCATCGCAGGGGAGGAGACGCCCGAACCGGCCGTGCTCGCCGGGACCACCCTCAGAGCCATCTTCGAGGAGGTGATGCACGTTGAGCCCGCTCGCTTCTAAACCGTACGACTGGGACTGGGAGCAGGACTTCCCCCGACCCCCCCTCAGAGACGCTCACGCAACCCTTGTGGGCGAGATGCTGGAAGCGGAGATGGAAGCCGAGGCTACTGTGGAGAAGCTGCGGGAGATCGAGGCGCTGTTCGACCGGGCGCTGGGTCAGGGCAGGAACTGATGTCCGACGAGAAGGCCCCACAGACGCTTCTAAGCGCAATTCTCGCTCTACAGCGGGACATCCCAGGTCTGAAGCTCGCGAAGGACGCCAGCAACCCGCATTATAAGAGTAAATACATCACGCTTGAGCGGCTGATGAGCGAGGCGCTACCCGCCCTGAATGCCCGGGGGCTGATCTGGACGACGCTCCCCGTTGATCGTCCCGGCGGTCCGGTGCTGCATTACAAGCTGATCCACGTTGAGACGGGCGAATCGATCGAGGGCGAGATGCCGCTGATGCTCGACAAGCAGAACCCGCAGGGCTTGGGTTCGGCGATCACTTACAGCCGGCGGCAGTCGCTGATGGCGATCATCGGCCTGACCGCCCCCGGGGAAGATGACGATGCGAACAAGGCGTCCGAATCCCGTCCCTCAAGGCCTCCTGAGCCCGTCACCCAGGCCAAGAAGCCCGAGGACAAAGTTATGACGACCGAAGAGCTGAACCAGATCATGACCGCCTGCGAAGCCGCTGGGAAGGACATCCTCACGGCCGCTAAAGCAGTCGGTAAGGATGAGCCGAGGTACCTCACGGTCGCTGACGGATGGGAGATTCTCGCGAAAATCAAGGCGAAAGGTCCCGTAGCGGCATGAGCGAGGTTCTGGAACGGACCCTCCCCGAACTCGGGCTACTCCGTTACGAAGAGTTCGACGCGGGCGAGTGGCTGACCAAAAAGGGCGAGCCGGCGAAGATCGGCAAGCGCCGCTACAGCCTCAACGACGAGGACTACGACGCCGTATCGGCGATCGTCGGGACGCTCCCAAAGGAGGCGCTGATCCGATGGGCGGAAGATCACGGAGCTCGGGGAGCCATTGTCGCCCAGGAGCAGGGCGCGCTCGAGGATGTCCCGCTCGATGAGGTCATAAAAGTCGTCCGATCCCTGAAGCTGGGCGCCGAGGCGGTCAAGGACGAGGCCGCCGAACGTGGCGACGCGGTGCATCTGGCGTTTCATACGCTCGCTACGATGGGCACGGTCCCGGTGTTCGCGGACTACCCGCCGAAGTGGCGCGGCTGGATCAAGGGCGTCGCCTCAGCATGGCTGAAACTCGATCCTAAGCCCATCGAGGCCGAGTTCATGGTCTGCCATCCCGAACTGCATTATGCGGGCAGACCGGACCTTCTGTGCTTCGTAGACGGCCAGTTGACGCTGCTGGACTACAAGTCCTCGCTAAAAGGTGTAATCTACGAGCAGGCGCACTACCAGACACGCGGTTATGCCGACTGCTTCCCGTTCTGCGGCTACCCGGAGCCTGAGCGCATCCTCATCGTTGCCGTTCGGGCCGACGGCGAGGTTCTTCTGGAGGATTGCGTGGTGTCCTCGACCCGCTGGCAGCGCCTCGTCGCCCTCTTCAATGACCGCCGAGAGGTTGAAAAACTACGCCGCGCACAAGCCAAAGTCCAGGCCCTAAGAGCGAGCGAGAAGGGATGAGCCTTGCAACCCCACAGGCCGTTGAATCCCGCCTCGAGGCCCTAGACATAGACCTCGCGATCTTCCAGAACGAGATCGAGGAAGCCGCCCTGGACTGGTTCCGGGCGAAGCGTGAGCGGGAGAAGGCCCACGCCTCCGCATTCCTCACCGCCAAGGGGAGTATCGCTGCCCGTCATGCGGTTGCGGAGCTCGAGACCTGCACCCAGGGAATGGATGAGGAGGCGGTTTGGGAAGCGAAACGCCACAAGCTGAAAGTCCTGGAATCCCGGGCGGCGGTCGCCATGTCAATCCTCAAGGCCCAATCCCGATGAACGAAAACCGCTCCGAAGCCTGGTACTCCAAGTCTATGGGCCTCCAGCAGGCAAGGGCACTGAGGGAGAAACGGGCTGATGAGAAGGTCGAAATCCGCGAGAAGTTGGCCCAGATGAAGCGGGAAACGGAAGAACGCAAGCCGGAGTGGTTTGGCGGTGAGGGATGAGCGAGCCACCCGACTTTGCGCGCCTGCGGGAGATCATCCGCAGTCGTGACCGCACCTACTTTGAGGACGATTGCGTGTGCGTTCCTGCTCATCGATCTTACGACGGCCACGACCATAAATGTGCCATGCACGCTGATATTCAATGGGCCGAACGGGCGCTCGATGGGATTCTAGACAACCTACGAGAGGCGAATTCTGATGCCCTCAAAGACCAAGCCTAGACTCTCCCAGGAGTCAGCCGAGGCAGTGTTCTGGCGTCAGGGCGGTCATTGTGCTGTCCCGGATTGCTCTGAGAGGGCGAGGGAAAACCATCACGTTCTTTCCCAGCAGGCTCTCAGGAGATGGCACCGGGAGGATCTGATCGACCACCCCGCGAACATCGTCCAGCTCTGCTCCAAATGCCACGCTGGGCACAGCTCTGGCATGCATCGCCTACCGCGATCGATCTGCCGTCATGCAGAAGCCCTCGACCTCAACCCTTCAATGATGCTGTTTCTGGATCGTTTCTACGGGGAACTATGATCCGTTGTTCGCCCCTCAGAGCCTGCCGTTTGCGGCGTCGTCCTCGCTCAGGGCGTGCGAACTTTAGACCTTATTTCCCCTTCCTAAAGGCTCGGGGAGCCACACTTTGGCGCCGGGCGGCTGGAACTTCGTCTCTTCGACCGGGGCAAGCATCCCACTTGTTCATAGTCCATGGGGAGCGACCGCCAACCCATCCTCTGCCAGCTATGAGGGGATCTGGTACGATCCCTGCTGGTAGCTTCAACGCCTGCCAGCCTAGCAGTTTTGAGACGCCCCTGCGAGCCTTGAAAGCCGGGGGCGTTTCTGCGTGATGGCTGCCCACGATGAGGATCTTCCGATGCATGGCCGCGAAACTGCAATCGACATTGGCAGTGGCGTCTTGATTGATTGGGATGATGACGGCGGTGGTTTACTCTGGCACCACGAGGGGTGTCGTGGCTGGTTATTCCTGCGGTTCGCACCAGATCCGCGCTGCTCGGGTCATGTTTTGGTTGATGGTGGACCTCACAACCCGTGGCAGACGGACATTGAGGGATCGCTGGTCTGTCCTCGCGGCTGTGGGAAGCACGGGTTCATCCGCAATGGTCAATGGGTGCCCGCATGAAACCTCGTGTTGAGCTTCTTGCCGTGAGGGACGGCTGGCGCTGGACGTTGACTGATGTCGTGGGTACAACGCAGGGCCGGGAGCCGACCTACGAGCAGGCAGCGGAGCAGGCCCGCGCGCATATGGCGAGCATTCCCGTCTGTGATACTTCCGTCGAATGGTGGACGTGTCGTTACTGTTGCCGCCCGACGCGGGACGGCGAGCATCGCCTATGCCCAGACTGTCGTCGCGGCGTGTATGGGCGGTTTGCGAGTCTTGGGGTTTGACGAGCGAATCCATGAGCTTGAGCGCGAGCTTGCGGCGTCCCTCAAGCGCGAGCAGGAGATCGACGCTGACGTGAAGTTGACCGCCGAAGCCCTCATTACTGCGGGCGCCGAGGCCGAAAGGCTACGGGAGGCGCTGGGGCGAATCACTCGCTCAGAAATCCCCCACGAACATACGACTGGAACTGCGGTGGCAAGGCGTATGGCTGAGGTCGCCCGTGCCGCGCTCACCCCTTCCGGCGGTGGGACCCCAATGCCTAAGCCACGATTCCTAGAGCTAGAGCCAGGTCAGGGCTGGCTACACGTTGGTGGTGAGGTGGTGCATCTTTTCTACCAAGGCATCCTTTACGTAAACGGTGAGCGCGCGTCGTCAGAGTGGTTGCCGCAAGGAGAGGAACTGAGCGAGGAAATCGGCAAGGCTGATCGCCCCGATGCCTGACCATGCCAAGGTCATCCCGAGAGTCGTGCATTGCAAGCGCGAGCCTTACGACGTCTACATAGGGCGGCCAAGCAAGTGGGGCAATCCCTGGGAGATCCGGGGCTTTAGTCGGGTCGAGGTTATTCGCCTGTACGAGCGTTACATCCTCGACAGCGAATTGATCTACGACATCGGCGAGCTGCGGGGTAAGACGCTGGGCTGCTGGTGCGCCCCCAAGGCCTGCCACGGTGACATCCTACTCCGGCTGGCCAACCCCTAAATGCCAGAGAACGCTCGCCTCAAGGTCATCCCGATCACCCAGGCCCTCGAAGCGGAAAACGAGGAGCTTCACCGCCAGCTTTCAGGGGCCGAGAAAGAGATCAGGGCTTGGCGGACCCGCTATGCGAACCTCGAGCGGGACGTTGAGGCGGAAGCCCGCGAGGATCCCTTGTGGCCGCTGGCTCTCAGGACCTTCAAATACTGGCAGCGGGCCGCGAATCATCCCCGTGCGGAATGGACGGCGCCGAGGTTCCGCATGATCAAACGCCTGCTCGAACAGCCCGACGGCTTGGAACGTGCCCTCAGAGCCATTTCCGGGTGCCTCTCGGACGATTGGAGGCGGGAGAAGCATCTCGACCTTTGGGAGCATATCTTCGAGTCCCAGAAGGCTTTGGAGGGCTGCATAGCGAAATGTCCGAAGGACTGGGAGCCGCCGAAGGGCTATGAGCGATCCTAAGCCCCAATGCGACTACTGCTGCGAAAAGCCTGCGACGACTCATGTGGGCGGCGAGAACTTCTGCGAGGAGTGCTTTGAGGCTGATCTAGAACGTATCGGTGGACAAGAACGCCGCGAGATGGAAGCCGATCGCGAACGGGAAACCGATGTCTGCGAGTAGCCGGGGCGCATCCCGTGAGAGACAGGTCCGCAAGCTCCTGGAATCGGAAGGCTGGGCTGTTACGAGGGGCGCGGGTAGTCACGGCTCGGCCGACCTTTGGGCGGGCAAAGCACACTGGAGTCACGGTATGCGTGTCAAAAAACCTGAACTGAGGCTGATTCAGGTCAAGACTGATAGATCCGGCCCCTACGCCAATTTCAGGCCCGCAGAACGCCGGGAACTGCTCGCCCTGGCGAAGCAAACGGGAGGGCAGGCCGAGCTTCATTGGTGGCCCGCGCGAGGCAAACGCCGCATCCTCCTTGAGAGCGACTGGCCTCCCCTTGACCGCCCTAACAAGTCCTGATAGGTTCTGACCGTGCCGCCTAGCAAGGAGCAGAAAGCGGCCAAGGAGAAGCGATGGCGCGAACTCGCCCAGTACTGGGAGGAAGGGCTCTCATGGAAGGAGCTCGAATCAAGGATGAGCTGGTCGAGCAGCCAACTCTCGGTCCAGATGAACCGAGCGCGGCGTGCGGGGATCAGCCTCCCTTACCGCGAAAACATGGGGCCGAACCATACGCGCAAGCCCCACGGAAGGCCACGAGGAAGATGACCAAACAGCACGCAAGTAGACAGGGCGAGGATTGGCTGGATAATCAGCCGATACGCGAAGCCGTCGAAGAAGCGGAAGCGCAGGGCTTGCAAAAGAGCGTCATCTGCGATCGACTTGGCTGGTATCGCAAGGACAAGCGGGGGAAACGGGCTGCGGAAACGTCCCAGCTTGACCGTAGGATCGGCCGCCGGCACGATATGGGCAGGAACGGCGAAACGTATTACAGCCGCACGATCCACTATGACGTGGCGGTGAAGATCTGCCGCGCGATAGACCGCGATCCCGTCGAACTGGGGCTCTGATGGACAAGAAGGCCAAGGCCCGGAAGCTACGCGATGATGGCTACGGCTACGCTGAGATTGCTAAGCGGATCGGCGCGTCGCAGACGACCGTCTATCGGTGGCTGAACCCAGCCTACGCGGAGCGTGACCGTGCTGAGCGGCGAGAATGGAAGGCCGACAATCCCAAGGCGGTCAAAGCCTACAATCGGGCTTACAACGCGGAGAATCGCGGCGTCTGCCGTGAGTGCGGCGGCGACTGCGAGCGCCACCACACCCTTTGCCGGGGCTGTTTCGACGCTTACCGGGCAAGGCGCTGGGAGAAGATCGAAGGGCTCTGGAACGCTGGGCATTCGTTCTCGGAGATATGCGCCGAGATGGGCATGGCGAAAGGCTACCTGTCGAACGACATGTTTCGGATGCGCGAGGCTGGCCGCGACCTCCCTTACCGCTACACGATGCGGGACGGAAAGCGGGTGGCCGCGTGACCCTCCGGGACGACATCCGAGCTATCGAAGACCGCCTGCTCGATCTCAGGGACGAAGAGCTGGATTTGGAACGTGACCTCGGCCGGCTCGAACACGAACGCCATGACTCGGTAGGCCAGGCCCTCGGTGTCCTCTCAGCGCCTATCAATCCCCGGAGATCGTGGTGCAGCTGAGCCCGTGGGAAGAAGAAGCTTGGCGAGCGTACCGCCTAGGATCCATCGACGCCTCTGAGAGACTAGTCGGAAGGGGTCTGGTCCAAATACTGGCTGCGATCCGCTCAGACGAGTCCCTAGAGGCCGCTATCGAGACGAGAGAGCAACGGCTTGTCCGCCAGTTGGATGAAGAGCGGACGGCTCTTAGGAGGTTGAGGGAGGTCGGGTATGGCGGGACAGACTAAGCAGCCCAGTCCAGAGATGATGGCCCAAGCGGTGCGTTTCGGAGCTATGCTTGAGAAGGTCCGCGAGCTTGAGACAGGGCGGGTCATCGAAATCAAGATCGTGTGGCCCGGTTGGCCCGGGGGCAAAAACCCGCGTTGGGAAGCCAATTATGGCGGATGACCCCCTGAAAGCCATGATCCAAGCCGCCGAAGCCCGCAAGACAGGCCTCACTCCTGCCCAGGCCGAGGCGAGAAGGCTAAACGATGAGCGGGCAGCGAGAATCCAGGCCGCACCCCTCAAAGCCAAGGACGGCGTGACCTTTGGCAAAGCTCAGAAGGGCAAGCCTTGACCTCCGGTGAGAGCGTGACTCCTCCTGATCGTCCCGAGCAGGCCGTGCGCATCGACCGGATTGAAAAGCTCGCGCTGGTTGCCGCCGCCGAATGGGTGTTGCGCGAGGCCCCGAATTGGCACGCGAGTATGGCGGACGAAGCGGAGCGGGCGCTCGCCCTCGATGCGCTCAAGACCGCGCTGGGCGGCGAGGAAAAGTTCAACTATGCCGTGACTCCTCCTGACCGTCCCGACGAGCAGGCTGTAGAGCGGGCAGCGAGGGCGCTTGAACGGTTCATCGAGCCGAATGATGAGGCGGCTGCTGTGAACCTGAGCGCCACGCTTCACGATGCGGCCCGTGCCGTCCTCGATGCTGGGTCTGAGTCGAACAACGAGGTCGAAGCGAAGCGGGCGAAGTGGACCAACGCCTTCCACCGGCTTGAGCGGGCTATCGAACGGCACTATGAGGAAACGGGGGTGCCGAGAGTCGAAAGCGAGATAGACGCCGCCCTCTACGCCGCCTTAGAGAAAGTGCAGCGCGACGTTGGCCCCCTCGCTGCCGTTGCTGAAGGGGAACGGGAGGACGCGCTAACGGCGCCCGAGTGCAGGGCACTCCGAATGGCAGTGATCTTCGGCTCGCCCCCCGAGGGCCACGACAGCCTTACATCTGCCGTTGAGAAGCTAAAACGCCAAGAGGTCGCCTCCCAGGAGTCCCACGGCAGGGTCGGTGAACCGCCCATGAAAGGTGCGAAGGGGGAACGATGAGCGACGGACGTGAAGCGACGCTAGGCGAGGCGCAGGAGTTTCTAAGGAACTCGAAGGAGCGTGCTATTGAGGCGGGAGAGTTCGAGGCCGCCGAACGCTTGCGGCGGATGGAGTTCGCTATCCGCGACGGAACGGGCCGCATGAAGGCCGTTGAGCGGGAGAACCTGCAATTGCGTCAGACACCGCCCAACGTGGCTGCCGAGTCCGAGGCCGAACGGCTACGGAGAGAGTTGGACTGGATCGCAAAGGCCGATGGGCAGCCGCCCGACCTTGTGCTCAGAGCCTGTCAAGACCGTGCCCGTGTCGCTCTCGACACTCCCGAGGACAAGCCATGAGATTCTTCGCTTGGATCCTCGCATCCCTCATGGTCTGGGTCGTCCTTATCGCTGCTGTTGAGAGGCTGGGATGATCTTCGCCCACGACGAACTAAAGGCGATCCTCTCAGGCCGCAAGACCTCGACACGCCGCCAGTGGAAGAAATGCCGGTTTGAGCAGGGGAAATCCTACGCGATCCACCTAGCCCAGAGGCCCGCATCCCACTGGATCACGATCCTAAACCCGCCTAGACAAGAGCGGCTAGGAGACCTCAGCATCCAGGACGCGAAACGTGAGGGTTTCCGCTCCAGGCAGGAGTTCCAAGACCATTGGAAAGCGAAGCATCGCGCCTATAACCCGGACGAAATCGTGTTCGTGCTGGACTTCGTCCTTGGTGATTTCGAGGATCATACGAGGATCCCTGCGGGTCGGGCTGGCGTACATGGACACTATGTCTCGAGCGCCTCCCAGAGCCTTCGTGGGACCGATTCTGAAGTGTCTGAGAGCGTCCAGAAGCGATTCGCTAAGGAAAACCACGTTAGACACCAGCTGCTGCGTAAACAGAGCCTAAGAACAGAGCTCGAAACGGTCCGTAGCGAAGGCGGGTCGAACAAGGAATTGCGCCAAGTGCAGCGGAAAGCTCGCAGGATTGGACCGTTGGTGTATGATCCGGGCGAGCGCACGGCTTGACCAACTCGGCCAATAGCCGACGGCCTGCCACACCTAGCGCGGATTCGTCATCTCCAAAGCAAACCCCGAGCCGTGATCTATTTCGTTGAGGCGCCGTATCGAGGTCACAAGGCGATCAAGATCGGCTACTCGGATAGCTTCGATGGGGTTGAGCTGCGGCTCAGAAGCCTACAGACGGGTAATCCGCACCACCTGCGGCTACTCGCCGTATGTCCTGGGTCGATAGAGGATGAGAAACAGCTCCACCATGATCACGCCGAAGATCGGCTAGGTGGCGAGTGGTTTTGGGCATCTAAGACGCTACGAAGCGCCGTTAGGCGAGCTAAGAACACCGACTGGCATGCTGCGTTCGACCCGGTGCGAGAAGCCGAACAAGAACTCATCGACACGGCGCGTGCGCAGCTCGATGAGATTGAGGCCGATTATGAGCGCATAGAGGCCTCGCGCTGGGTTGCCTGATGGATTCCCTAGGCTAACCCAGCGGAGGCCGTTAGAAGCGCCTAGAGGCTGCTCTGAGGCGATGCGAGTACATCGAGGATCAGCGAGGCCGGCATCTCCTGGACGACTTCCTCCCTGAACCAGCCCACCTTCGCCCGCTCCAGCTCATCCAACGCGAGCTGTTCCAGCCGTTCCAGCTCTCCTTGGCGCTCCACGATCCGGTCTGTGATGGTTCTCAATGACACGGCTAACCTCCGTTCGATTGACTTGGACTCTTTCGCCTCATCGCCCAAAACTCCTGCAAACTTGAACAATTAGACGAACGTCCTAGAACGCAAACGACCCCGGATCACTTCCCAAACCGGGGCCGCTGCGCTTCTGGGAGATCGCTCAGGGTTAGGCTGATTGACCTCCGAAGCTGAAGTGTTTCTCGATGAAGTTCGGCGCAAGCCCGAGAATACTGGCCGTACGCTCCGGCTTGAGGTCGTAACGACAGGCGATCACGGTCACGGCCGCCAGAACATCGACCCTTCGGTCCCGCAGATCCCAGTAATCCTGGTTGATCCGCAGGTTTAGAGCTTCGACCCGCTGCTTGAATTCATCCGACATCACCTCATCGCGGCTGTAAATACGTGGTGGACGCCTCATTTCGAACCCTAACCCTTTCGATAGATGAACTAGAAAGCCGCGATCCTGCGACCGTTGACCGTGACCACAACCAATAGCTCGCAGTCTGGCCCGATGTAGCTGTGAGGCCGAATCTCCAGCAAAGACGGCGACCCAAAGTCCTTGATCTGCCGGCGGACGAGACTTGCGACGCTTTCCTTCGTGGTGTCCGGGATGTAGCTGCACTCTGTGAGCCATTTTGAGCCACGAACACGAGGAACCTTGACCATTTCAACTCCTAACCAGTTGGAAACACTTGTAGGATGTACCCTAACACATCATCGGGCAGAACCAACATAAAGATTTCCCCAAACCCTAAAAGCCCGCAAACCAAGCACTTTTAGCCCATCGGATCGTAAAGGCCAACCCAACCGAGAGCCTTAGAATGGATCTATGAGCCCGCAAACCCTCAGCGACGACATCAAATGGCTTGGATTCAGCCACAACTGGCGAGTCCTCGTCGTACCCAAGGACAAACTCGACGCCCTACAGCTCCGCTATATCACTGAGAAGGACAGAGAACACGCTAACAAGGCCATAAGGCGGCTCTACTCAGTCCGCTAGAGCTTGAGCAATCAACGCAACTGGACATCGGCTAACCGCCCGCTATACGCAGCGTGGCATCGGATGTCCCGCCCGCCATACGTCCAACACCCCCTCAGAGCCTTATAAACACTGGCCTTACGCTCGACCTAGCACTTCCATCCCCCCGCCCATCCAAAGCCCTCCAGGAGCCGCCTACGGGCCTGCACGTAGCAAAGCAAGCGATACCAAGCAAAACGGGGCAGGGGTGGGGGCGGATCAGCCGCGTGCTCAGAGTCTTGGAGGGACTCCTAGAGGGATCTGAGAAGCCTCGCGGCTTTGATTCAGCCTAGCCCTTGAATCGTGATTCAGCCCTGTGATTCAATGCCCTGATTCAGCGAGCGATTCAGGAGGTTTGATTCATGGAGGTCAAGGAGTCCCGGGAGATGATTGGAGTCTCGCAGCGGGAGTTGGCGGATAGGACGGGGATCAGCCAGGCGACGCTTTCGAGGATTGAGTCGGGGGTGCGTGAAGCTACGGAAGGGGAGTTGTCGTTGATCGCGATTGCGCTTGACGTTGAGAAGGTCGAGGCGAAGCCGCGTCGGGAGCAGTATCTGTCGGCTCCGAAAGATCCGAAGGAGCGCAGGGAGTGGTTTGCGTGGCGGAATCGGCGGATACAGGAGATTGGGCCGAAACCTGTTGATGGTGTGACGTTTGCGAAGAAAGCCTAGGAGGTCTCATGAGCCTGATTGCTGTTCTTGTGATCCTTGCGATCATCGTTGCGGTGATCTGGATCGTTCGTGCCCTTCGTTAGCAGCTCGCAGCAGCGGTTCATGTGGGCGAATCATCCGCAGATCGCGGCTAGGTGGCAGGCGGTCACGAAGGGGAAGCTGCCTAAGCATGTGGGGGGGTCTTCGGAATCGAATGAGAGCAACAAGCCCGGAGTCCCGCGTCTACCTCGGAGTCCTGGGACCAAGAGGGATTTCAAGCATCTGCACCCGGGGCCAAGGGCTCGTCTGAAGCTTTCGAAGTCCGCTTCGGAGACGGATGCGATGGCAGAAAACCCTCCGGAAGCTCATTCTAGGGGGGAACGGGGCAAGATGTCCTTGAGGTATCACGATGAAAGCCGGCTTCAGGGCCGGGATGTTACGGCCGCTGAAAGGAGCAGGTGAATGGCGATTAAACCGTATACGGTGTTTTATAACGTCCAGAACTATGGGACGCAGGCTGAATTCAAGTGGGCGGAAAAAGAACTGGTGACGGGGAAAGGCCTTGAAAAAAACAATGGTCTGAAAGCGGTGCCGGGGGAAGCGAAGCCCCTGATCACGAGCGAGCCTCAGAGCTGTACGTTCGTGACGATCGAAGCGGAAACGGAGCTGGAAGCGGCTGAGGCCGTGACGACGTTCCTGACGCGGGGGATCACGAACCCTTCGAAAGCTGCTCCTGCGGTTGTGCAGCAGGGGACTGGGGGAGGGTTGACGAACAACAAGGTGCTTGCGTGTGTGAGCACGGCTCTCAAAGAAGAACTGGCCGTTCCCTAAGGAGGCTGATTACCATCGCTATAGAAGCGTATCTAGTGGCGTTCGACATCCAGCAGGCAGCATCTGGGTATAACGTCCCGTTCCAGGAAAAACTGGGGGCCAAAGAAGAAGCTACGATCGCGGGCGCGGCTGAATTCGAAGGGACGGGGTTGACGACGGAAGCGGGGCTTCTGGCCCAGGTGGGGAGCAATGTGGCGACGGCGTACCTGGTTGAAGTCAAGGCGTCAAGCGCTGCGGAAGCTGTCGAAGTCGTGAGGCTGAAGTATGGGACGACTGCTGGGGGGTCTAGGGCGGTTGTGAAACCGAACAAAACGAACTTCCGGGTTGTTGTCTGATGACAGACTTCTGGATCGTTTTCAACCGCAGGGAACAGTTTGGGAAACAGCCCGCGAACCAGTCGTTGGGCGAAGGTATCACGGTCGCCAAAGCGAAGGTGACTGGCACGGAACTTTCGCCCGCCTTCACGGGGCAGCCGGAAGACGCCGTTGTGATGAAGGTCGAAGGTGCGAACGCGATCAAAGATGCTGTGAGGGCGGTGGTGCGTTCCTATCCGGGGCTTGACTCCGGGGCGGTTCTGGCCGTGCTGGAAGGGAACATGAAAGAAATCTCCCCGTAATGCTCCGTATCGACCGGGAGAAGATCGGCAGCCTCCCGGCCGCCCAGCAGCAGGACGCCGCGCGGCTCCTGGAGGTTTTGGAGGCGAAATACGCGGAGAACCCGCTCCTCGGGTATGAGCCTCATCCGAAGCAGAAGATCTTCCATTCCTCAGTGCTGCCGTTGAAGGCGTTCCTCGGCGGGAACAGGTCGGGAAAGACGACTGCTGGGATCTTGGATGACCTGATCCAGTGCGTGGACGAGGACTGCCTCCCCGAACACTTACGTTCCTACAAGAAGTTCGACCCTCCGACCCATGTGCGGATTGTTGCCCCGGATTTCACGTCCACGATGGAGGGCGTGATCTTCCAGAAGCTCCGCGAGTGGGCGCCTAAGAGCCAGCTACGGGGCGGCAGGTTCGACAAGGCCTACGACAAGAGCCTGCGGAAGCTGTCCTTCCAGAACGGGTCCACGATTGATTTCCTGACGTTCGAGCAGGACCTGGACAAGTTCGGAGGCGCAGCCAAGCATAGGATTCATTACGACGAGGAGCCCCCGTCGAACATACGCAAAGAGGGTCTGATGCGCCTCATCGACTATGGCGGGGATGAGCTGTTCACGATGACGCCCCTTCATGGGATGAGCTGGATGTTCGATGAGATCTGGGAGCCCTGGACGAAGCGCAAGCTTGAGGACGGGATTGTTGTCCTGGTGGACATGGACGACAATCCGTATCTGGATGAGGTTACGAAGATCCGTGTTCTGAAGGGGTTGTCCAAGGAGGAGCGGGACGCAAGGAAGTCCGGGAGGTTCGTCCATTTCGCGGGGATGATCTACGACGATTTCTCGAGGAACATGCACGTCATCCCGGAGATCCGCGAGGTCCCGCCCGGATCGAGAATCTACGTTGGGATCGACCCCGGCATGCGCCATATGGCTGCTGTTGTCTGGACGTATCTGACGACGGAGGACACGCTTGTGGTGTTTGATGAGCTTGCGCTTGAGAAATACAACGTCAAGCAGACGTGCGACGCGATCAAGCTCATCAATGCGAAGTGGGGCCAGAAAGCCCCGAACGGGTCGATTATCAGCCTCCAGCCCGACCAGTACGTGATCGACCCCTCAGCGCGGAATATCGTCCACCAGACGGGGCGTAGCGATCAGATGGAGTACACGGACCAGGGGATCTTTACGATCTTGGGGCAGAACTCGGTGACGGCTGGGATCAGCGCGGTAAAGGTGCGCCTCGAAGCCCACAGGCTGCTCGTGACGGCTAACTGCCAGTCTCTGATAGATGAGTTCCGCAAGTACCGTTGGGCGACCCCTACAAGGACTGAGGACGATGCGAAGGAGAAGCCGGTGAAGACCGATGACCATCTTCTCGATGCTCTCCGTTACGTCGTCGCCTCAAGGCCTTATACGAGCCCGGAGGAGCAGGGCTGGGTGCCGCAGAACGAATTCGACCTGAGGATGAAAGAAGAGATGACGGGCAAGTCTTATAAGCGCCGCACCATCCCAAGCACGCCGATGGGTGGCGTGTACGCCTAGGAGGAACCCTTGACGATTAAACTCGCGAACATGCCCGTCTATTGTGCGGGCTGCCACAACCAACAGCCTAGCCTCAAGCACGTGGACTTCGACTCCGCGCTCGATAGGGGCTATGGGAATGTGGAGGCTGTGAAGATCACGATGGACGATGCGATCTTCTGCGAGAACTGCGTCAAAGAGGGCGCCCACCTGCTAGGCATGATCGAGCAGGACGCCTGGACCCGGGAGAAAGCGGACCTCGAGCGGAAACTGAGTATCCGTACGAAGGAACGTGACCAGTCGCGACGTTATGCGGACACGATCGAGTCTGCGCTCTCTCACCGCCCTGAACCCGTACGGATCGACCATAGGAAGAAGCCCCGTCACATAAGAGAACAGGAACCCGCCTGATGGCCGAATCCGGGACAACCATCCTTACGCCCGCGCTCGTGAAAGTCACGACGGCCGGCACAGCTGTCCAGATCCCCACCAGCGGCGGGGAATACGGGGCTAAGTCCTTGATCGTCCAGGCGCTGTCCACGAACACGGAAGCGGTCGTGATCGGGGACAAAAACGTGAAGGCGAAAGCCGGTTCGCAGGCTACCCCGGAACAGCGGGGTATTGAACTCGCGAAATCCCAGTCGATCAGCATCGACATCTGTGATGCGACCCAGGTGTGGGTTGACGCGAGGACTTCGAAAGATGGTGTCGTCTACATGCTTCTGATGGCATGACTCATATCGAGTTGACGCCCGTAGGTGGGGTCTTGGGGGCGGAATCTGTCGAAACGGCGAACATCAAAAAAGAAGCTGTTACGACAGCAAAGATTGCTCCTTTGGCTGTTACTGCTGGGCAGATCGGGGCGGAAGCGGTTACTGCTCCGAAGATCAGGAATCCTCCGCAGCCGGCGACCCCGGCGGGCGAAGGGGAAGTCGCGGTCGGGGAACTCGGTGGCGCTCGTAAGAACATCTCGGTTTGCACGGGGAAAGCCGGCGAAACGAAATACAAAGTCAAACACTCGTTGACCACGACTGCTGTGATCGTGCAGGTGTTCAAGATGACGACGAAAGTCATAACGGAACCGTACCTTCAGGCTGCGGGTGCCGGGAACTACACGTATAAAGTCCTATCGGCGGCAGAAGTTGAAGTGATCTTCGGGACGGAACTGAAAGCCGGCGAAGAAGCTGCGGTCGTCACCATCGGATGAGGAACAAGCTCGCCGAAAAACTGTTGGAGGATTTCAAGCTCGAGCGCGAAGTATGGGCCGAGGAACGCGCAAAGCTTCTTGACCGCATCCAGTTTCCCGAAACGAGACAGGTTGCTCCTTCAGAGCCTGTTTTTCATGAGCCTCCGAAAGACGAGGCCGAGTTGGCACACATAGGACAGGTTGTCCCCGATTTCGTCCAAGTAGGAGGCGATTCAAATAGCTAACGAAAATTACCTGGTGTTCTGGGGTACCCAGCCCGCCGGAGACGCAACTGCCGGTTACAAGTGGTCCAATGAAGCCCCGACGAATGTTGCGGAAAACACGGGGAACCCTGTGGAAATCTGCAAAGTCGTCCAGGTTCACGCGAAAGCCGGTGGCACCCTTACCGCCCAGGAAGCCGCGAACTCCGTGCGGAAAGCCTACGGTGATTCGATGGTGACGGGGGCGATGAAAGTGGTTCTTACAACAAATGTCGAAGAAAAGACGGCGATCTGATGCCCAACCTACCTGAAGAAATAGCAGATCTAATTACCTCTAGTGTGACGAAAGCCGGGACGGAACCCGCAGAACCCGCAGAAGGCGAAGTCACGAAGGGTGAAGTTGGTGTCGGAAGGCGGCAGACGTTCAAATATATGTCCAATTCGGAAGAAGCATTGGTAGTCAAACTGAAACACGACCTTGGAACCCAGTTCGTGCAGGCAGCACTGTATCTGGCGGCTAGTTCCGTGATCCTCCCCGTACTGCACCCGGAATCACCAACTGAAGTAAGGATTGATATTAACGAAGGGGAACTAAAAAAAGGAAAAATCGCCACGATTGTTTTGTCCGCCTAGATGCCGTTCGTCAAGTACATCGGCCCCTACGAAGCCGTAACCGAGCGAGATCGTTTGCGGTTGCAGCTGGGATGGGCAACTCGCGTATTGGCATAGGAATGCTCGCCCCCGTGGTGTAGCTGGACGATGTGATCTACGTCGAAGGAGCCGACGATGGGGTCGCCGCAAATCTGGCATTTGTAGCCAGCCCGCCGTAGCAGTAGACGGCGATCAACGTTCTCAACGTGCTGGTCTAGTAGCTTCGCCCTACGTCGCTCGTTTCTGTCGATGTACCGATCGGGGTTACGCGCGTAGCGTTCCGCGCTTTTGGTTAGCAGCTCGTCTTTGTTCTTCTCGTGGTGTTTTGCCTGATAGGTGCTATTGGCTGCACGACAGATCTTGCAGCGGCATTTGTAGTTTGTGTAGCCCGACAGTCCGTGCTTGAGTTTCTTTGGATCTTTTGGGCGCTTCTTGTACTCGCGCTGATATTCGCGAGTGCCCGTCTTGCAAACATCGCATCGGCAGCCACGAACGTATCCTCCGTATCCATGAACCATCTAAAGTAGTATAACAAAGGAGGTGATGCACACGAAATGGCCACTATTCCCGTACCAGCCTCGAATCAACTGGATTACAAAGATGTGACGGTCCAAGATCTCGACAAGCTGTTGAGCATGGCGAGGGGTGCCCGCAGTCGATTTGAACCGACATGGCACCTCAATTACGCATACTTCTACGGCGAACAGTGGCTGTTCTGACTTCTGGAACCGAGGCCGTCTAGACCGTCCCCGCCTCGACCCTCACCGCGTCACCCTTACCGACAACCGGATCATCGGGATCGTCCGCACGGAGCTGGCGAAGATGACCAAGCAGAAGCCGGCGTTTCAGATCGTCCCGACCTCCAAGGACGAGGCTGACGTTCAGGCGGCGCTGATGGGCGAGAAGATCCTCGACTACCTATGGCGCCAGCAGCATCTAAGGAACAAGCTCGTAGACGTGCTCCTATGGTCCCGTATCACGGGCACAGGCCTGTGGAAGATCGTCTGGGACAATGCGAAGGGCAAGAAGGTCCAGGTTCTCGCAGACCAGGAAGGCAAGCCTGTCCTGCATGCGGAAACGGGCGCTCCGATGAAACCGGAGCAGCTGGAAGAAATCCCCGAGGGCGTCCAAGCAAAGACGATCGCTACGGGAGATGTTCTGGTTGAAACGGTCGCTCCGTTCGAATTCCTCGCGGACCCGATCGCCACAAGGCTTGAAGATGCGGAGTGGTGCATCCAGGAGAACGTGAAGTCCCAGGAATACGTCAAACAGCACTACGGGGTCATCGTCTCGACAGATACGGACATCGCCCCCGGTCCTACGGAAGCGAGGATGTTCCCGTCCTACCAGATGGGCGGCACCAGCAACTACAAGGGCGTGAAGCTGCACGAGTACTGGTGCAAGCCGAACGAAACCCACCCTGAAGGCCGTAGGGCGGTCTGGTGCAAGGGGAAAATCCTCTTCGAAGGGCCGAACCCTTATGGGACGCTTCCCTACGTGATGTTCACGGGGGTTCCTATTCCCGGCCGGTTCTGGCCGACCAGCACGGTTGAGCAGCTCAGGAATCCGCAGACGGAGTTGAACAAGATCCGCTCCCAGATCCTCGAGAGTGCGCAGCGGACGGGGAACCCCGCGTTCATGTCGTCCCGCCAAGCGAACATCTCTTACTCGGGTGTTCCGGGGGAGCGGATCGACTACGACGATACGACCCAGAACGCGATCCCTTCCTACCTCCAGGCGCCTCCGATGCCCGCCTACGTGATCCAGCAGCAGGAACGCATCGAACAGTCCATGCAGGACATCTCAGGGCAGCACGAGGTCTCAAACGCTCAGGTGCCCGCAGGCGTCAAGGCAGCCAGCGCGATCAACCTGCTCCAGGAAGCAGACGACACCCGCCTCGGCCCGAGCATCTATGACATGGAGGAAAACCTCGGCGTAGCCGGCTCAATGCTTTTGAAGCTCGTGGCGAAGTACTACACGGACGAACGGACCATCATGATCGCCGGGAAGGACCACCAGCTCGACAGCCTGATCTTCAAGGGCGCCGCCCTACGTGAGAACACGGAGGTCGAAGTGCAGGCCGGATCCATGTTCCCGAAGAGCAAGGCCGCGAAACAGGCCGCGATCCAAGACATCCTCAACCTTGTGTTCCAGTACGAGGGCCAGCAGCCGATGCCTAAGCGGATGCTCGCCAAGGTTCTGGAAGACTACGAGGCTGGGGCTCTGGCGAAACTGTTCGGGAACATCAACGAGGATGAGTCCCAGATCAACCGGGAGAACCAGGAAATCAGCACGGGTATCCCGGTGATGATCAACGCCTACGATAACCACGAGGCGCACGTCGAAGGGCACGAGGAATTCCAGAAGGGGCCGACGTACAAGCAGCTTGGCCCGCAGATCGGGCAGATCATGGAAAACCACGTGAATGAACACCGGCAGCAGTTGATGGCGGCGATGGCCCCGATGGTCCAACAGCCGCAAGCACCAGGTGCGTCCAATGGCGCTCCGCAATCGACACCAGCAGGAGGAGCAAATGGCCAGCGCACATGAGGAGGCGATCGCTCTCATGGAGCGCGCCAAGAAAGAAATCGAACGAGGCAGGGGCCTCGGCGGCGAGATCTCTCAGTCTCCCGGCATGCAGGAGGCCCGCATGTCCGCCGAGCAGGGCCACGACGGCGGGGCCGGGAACAAGCTCTCCAATCGCCCGCAGGGCGACATGGGCAACAAGCCCGATAGGCCCGCTGACAGCGCCGAGAACAGCAAGGGCGACCAGAACCTCTCAGGGCACGGCCCGGTGCCCTCAGGGGGCAACAGACGCTCCGCTAAACCCGCGCCACACGCCGTCTCGGGCGTCCTCAGTGATATTCGCCGTCAGGCCGCGATAAAGGAGCTCGAGAAGGAGCGCTCGAGCGCAGGGAATGCGATATCCAACAGTCCCGGCCCCGCTCCTGAGGGCGAGGGCAAAGTCGGGGACGTGCGTCCTCCCGCGAAGGCCCCCCCGGACAAGAACAAGAAAGCCGAATTCGAGGGTGTCCCGCCGTTCGCGAAAGAGGGTCTGGGCGGGGACGGCTGGGGCAAAGCCGCCGCGAAGGCCCGCGAGATGTACGCCGCCAAGAAGTGATGCTGTACGTCGCCGGAGAAAACCGCAATAGCCAGTGCGCGAAGGTTCTCCTGGCTGCGATTGAGAACTGCGAGGCGGCGTGGGCGAACGACCGTGCCTTCAGGGATATTTTGTTCAAGCTGGACCGGGTGGAGCAGGAACTCGAAGTGCTCTGCGCAAGCCCGGGACAGCGGGAGGCACGCAGGGCTTCGGGGCCTCTTCCGTCTGGTCAGATTCCGAAAGAGCGGTCTGAGATAGGTGGCTGAGGCCCAGACCTTCCTTTCGGCGGTCAAGACGATAGTCGCGACGAACACGGCCGAAAAGCTCACGACCACCAGCCAGATCATCACGGGCATGGTGGTTCGGGCGAACAAAGCGAACGCTGCGAACGTGTTCGTGGGGCCTGTGACCGTCAGTGCTGCTTCTTATGCGCTTGAACCCGGCGAAAGCCTCCAGTTCGACGTGATCGACCCCGTGAGGTTCTACGTGTACGGGAAAGAAAACGACACCCTCAGCTTTTTCGGGTTGATCCCGTGAGCGTCGTAGAGCGTACCCGTATGAGCACGGGGTCTGGGGAAGCCGGTCCCCCCGGTCCTCAGGGCGAAAAGGGGGAATTCAACTTTCGTGGGGCTTGGAAAGCCGCGACAGCCTATCTGAAAGGCGATGCGGTCGAATCCAAAGGTTCGACTTACGCCTGCATCAAAGCGATGAGCGCAGGCGAAGACGTGGAACCGCCGAATGCGACGTTCTGGGCGTTGGTGGCGAAAGAAGGAAAAGAAGGCCCCGCCGGTGCCACGGGAGAAAAAGGAACCACGGGCGAAAAAGGAACTACCGGAGAAAAAGGCGAAAAAGGAACTACGGGGGAAACGGGTCCTGCGGGTGCCCCGAAAACCGCGAAAGAACCCCCGCTCGAAATCACAGGATCGGAAATCACGATCAAAGCGGAAGGCATCACCAACGCCCTCGTCAAAGCCAAAAGCCTCGAAGGAAACCGCCTCGCGAAAGAAACGCTCGGTAACGAAGAAATTCAGACCAACGCGATCGACGCGCGTACGATCACGGCCGGTGCGGTAACAGAAGCGAAGATCGGGGCAGAAGCGGTCTCGGAAGGCAAGATCAAAGGCGAAGCCGTAACGGCGGGGAAGATCGCCACCGATGCGGTGACGGTAGTCAAGATCAAAGAAGAATCCGTCACGGCAGCCAAGATCGCTACGGGGGCGGTTACGGAAACCAAGCTCGGTGCCGAAGCAGTAGCTGAAGCCAAGATCAAAAACGAAGCGATGACCGCTGCGAAGATCGCCACGGGAGCGGTGACCGAAACGAAGCTTGGCGCGGAATCGGTTTCGATCGCGAAGATCAAAGAAGAAGCGGTCCAAACCAACAAGATCAAAACGGAAGCCGTGACATCCTCGAAGATCGCGACCGGGGCCGTAACAGAATCGAAGCTTGGTGAAGCAGCCGTGACGAACCTGATCGTCAAAAAAGAAAGCCTCGGTGGCGACCGGCTAACGAAAGAAACGCTCAAAAGCGAACAGGTCGAACTACACGGCCTGACCGTGGACCGCCTCAAAGAAGCCGAACTGACGAACGCCTATATCAAACCGGCCGCAGCAATCGAAGAATCAAAGCTGTCCCTACCGGGCGTTGTCCATCTTGCCGGGATAGAGGAAATCACCACCGAAAAGCTCTTTGCGGAAGCTCCCCGGCTCATTGGGACCAAAGGAAGCGTAGGGTTATTCCTGAGGCTTGGGCCTTCTGAAGCTACGTCTATCGCGGGTAACGTTATCGCCATGCAGATGGCGAGTACCTTCAAATTCACGGCGGAAAATCTCGGCTTCCAGTTGTTCGTGGTCGGCGGGGAAATGTTTTATGAAGCCAAACCAGAATCAAACGGGGCATCGTTCATACTGTTCACCACCAGTACGATCCTCAAAACAGCAGCGGGTATCAACTTTAGCCCGGCCTCGCTAATGAGATTAGCCCCGAGCCTTAGGCCGCCCACGAAAACCTCTGGCTGGGGCGCGACGGGTGTGGTTTGGAAACCCGAACTACGCACCATCGCGGAAGCCACTGGCGCGGGCTTCACCGCAATTGAAGCGGCCCCGACCTGTCAGACCGCGAAAACGGGCTGCGCATACGAATTCCATCGCGGGCTGCTGATGAAGGATGTGAACAACACGGGTGTGTTCACGACTGCCGTCGCGGTCGATGTTGAAGATCTGAAAAACTCCGGGACGAACTACAGTCTTCGCAGCACGGGGAAAGCCGTCAAACTGCTCCACGAAGGTCCGGTCGAACTCGGGGAAACCCTGAAAGTCACGGGCGCCTCGACACTCGCTGAAGTCAAAGGCACCGCAGGCGTATTCTCGACGACACTCAAAGTCAAAGAAACCCTGACGGCGGAAGGCGCGGCTACCGTAGCAAAAACCCTCAAAGTCACGGAACTTACGACGGCTACGGGTGGCCTAACGGTAGAAGGCACACTCACCCTTCCGACCGAATCCATCACCGAAGCGGCGACCAAAAAAGAATCGATCTCCAAAGAAAAGCTCACGAAAGCCGCCCAAGAAGAATTGATGGTCGTATCAGCACCGTCGGCATTGGGAGCCTATACAAGCGCCAAAGAAGAAGAAGAGGCCAAAGCGACTTTGGTAACGCTAGTGATAACGCTCAAAGCCGAAGCAGCGGCAGGGACGGTCAAACTGGTCAACTCTGCCGTGGAACTAGTCTACAAATGGGACGGGATCGCATTAGGCGCCCAGAAAGTGCCCCTTACCTTCATGGTCAAAAAAGCGGGCAAATGGAAAGCAACACTGGAAGGCGCCGTGGAAAAAGCTGAAGTGTCGCGTGTGACGATAGGGTCCGTGTAATGGCTAACGTCACGATCGTAATTCCCGAAGCCCAGGTTCCCCGCGTCAAAAAAGCCTTGATCGCCTTTACCGGGCTATCAGAAGAATCAACTGCGAAACAGCTCGCGACAGCCGCCTTGAAGCAGGTGGTTGTGTCTGCTGAGCGCCAGTATCCGATCGCACCCCCGGAACTGGAATAAGACTTCGCATGCGCTAAAGCGCATCAGAAGGCACCATAAACGAAGCGCCAGGGGCAGCCCAGGGCCTAACGGTACAGGCATCTGTTACAGCGCAAGGAGGAAACATGGCCGACGACGTACAGCCCCAAGAGGGCCAGGGCGACGAGACCACAGGGATCTTCGATCCCTACATCCAAGCCGTCCCCGAGGAGCACCGCGAGGCAGTTGCGGGCTATCTCAAAGACGCCGAGAAGAACGTCAACGGCCGCCTACAGGAGGCAGCCGACCTCGAGAAGCGGTTCGGGTCCTTCAAAGACATAGACCTGACCGCCTATGACCCCGAGGGCCTTTCCCAGCTGATCGCATGGCACCAGCAGATCTCCCAGGACGAGAACACGTTCAAGGAGTGGGTGGCAGCAACAGCCCAGGAGATGGGCCTCACCCCGAAAGAAGAGGACGAACTCGCAGAGCAAGTCGAAGACGGCGAGCTCACGCGAGAGCAGATCCAGCAGATGATCCAAGACGCTGCCTCGGAGCGGATGAACCCGGTCCAGGAGCAGCTCACGAACATCGAACAGGAGAAAGCGATCGACCTCGAAGAGCACGCCATCGGAAAAGCCTTCGAAGAGCTCCAGAAAGAGCACAACCTGGACCTCTCCAAAGAGCAGAGGGAAACGACCCTTCGACTCGGTGCGGATTATGCGTACAACGAGAAGGGCGAAGACCTCCCGATGGGCGACGCATCATGGGTCAAGCAGGGTTTCGAGGACTTGCAGAAGCTCCTAGCCGGGGCACAACGGGACTTCATCAACGAGAAGTCCGGTGCGCCTCAGGGGGCCCTTTCTGCGGGTGGTGTTCCTCAGAGCAAGCCGATCACGTCCTTCAAGGACGCGAACGCGGCAATGCGGGAACGGCTGCGTCAGCAGACCTAAACCAAAGGAGCCCAAGTGGCCACTCAAACCCTGGCATCCTTCGATGCCGCACTAAAGGATCTCTATGTAGGTCCGATTGTCGAGCAGCTCAACCAGAAGACCTACCTTCTCGACCAGATCGAGCGGGACGCAGACCACATCGACCACACCGGCCGGCGTGCAGTCATCCCCCTCCATAAGAACCGTAACCGTGGGCGGAAATCCATCGCAGACGGAGGCACCCTCCCCTCAGCAGGGGCACAGGTGTACTTGGACGCGATCGTCCCGTTGCGCTACCACACCTACGGCATCGAGCTCACCGACCAGGTGATCGAGGCTTCCAAGACGAACGAGGGCGCTTTCGTGTCCGCGATCGAAGTGGAGTCCAAGGGTGTCGCGGTGGACATGCGCAAGGACGTGAACCGTCAGGCGTTCGGGACCGGCAACGGCGCCCTCGCCCAGAAAGTATCGGCCACGGTCGGCGTGAACAAAACTTCGAAAGAATTCGAAGTCAAAGTCCTGACCAAAAACGACATGCAGTACATCCACGTCGGTGATGTAGTGGACGTGATCAAAGAAGCAACCGGGGAACTCGGGGAAGGCGTCGAAGGCGCCGAAGTCACCGAAGTCAAAGCGGAAGCGTTCGTCGTCGCCAAAAAACTCAAAGGCGAACTCGGCGCGGAAACCTACCAGGTGTACGTGTCCGGGAACCGCAACCAGGAGATGGACGGACTCCGCAACATCACCGAAAATGAACGGGTGCTGCATTCGGTGAACTCGGCTACGGCCGGGAACGCCTTCTGGAAAGGCAACACCGTTCTCGCGGGGACTTCCCTCACCGCAACAGCAGTAGCTGGAGAGTCCCTGTTCGAGCAGCTCGCGGACAACGTGGGGGCTCAGGGTAACGGGGACGTGGAGGTCTTCCTCACCACCCGTGGGATCCGTCGCCGCCTCGCCGACTCCTACCAGTCCCAGAAGCGGTTCAACGACGCGAAAGCAGTCGATGTCCACGGCGGCTACTCCGCCATCATGGTCAACGAGATCCCCGTCGTAGCGGACGACGACGCACCCAAGGGGTACGCCTTTGGCTTCAACAAGTCCGCGTTGAAGTGGTTCGAGCAGACCAAGCCCGGCTGGCTCGAAAGGGAGAACGGCGGGATCTTCCACCTGAAGACCGCCGGGACCGGGACGTACGCCGCTGTTTGGCAGGCCTGGTTCCGCTGGTATGCTGCATTGGGGTGCACGGCACCCAATCGCACAGGACGCATCGAAAACTGCACGGATGATGCTCCGCTGTTGAGCTAGAAGAGGGTGGCGGGTTCTTCCCGCCACTTAGCAATTTCGCGTTGGTCTTGGGCGATCTTGGCTAGGTTGCATTCGGGGTGAGTAACCCGAACGTTTGCGTAGCTATGATCGCCCGGACCAAGCGGAATGATGTGATCTAGGTGCCAATTGCTGGGATCAACGGCTTGGGCGCAGATCCCGCAGATGCCCTTATCACGGGCGAACACGTTGGCACGGCTTATGTCTTCTACGAAGGCTGATCGCTTGCGTGCTCTACGGCGTCCGTTTTCACGGAAGCCGACTGCCTGCCCTTTAGGTGTGGCGGCCCACTTGGTTTTGTAGGCTGCATTGCGCTTGAGGATTTCATCTCGTTTATGCTGGTATCGGCGCGCTTCTCGTTCTGAGATTTGCTTTTTGTGCGCCAGGTAGTAGGCGGCAATGTAGGCTTTTCGGTGGATATCCGACTCCTTATCGGAGGCGTACTTCCGCCGGTTGTGGCCGTGAATGTAGGCGATTGGCTCGCCCTTGACTAGACCGCGCTTGTGGTTGGTTTTGGGCGATAGCGGGGTTTTCTCACCGCAACCGCATTGGCAATAGCCGTGGGGAATGCTCATGGCGCATCGATTGTACCAAAGGAGGTCCCATGGCTGCAGAAAACATCGCAGCGGTCAAACCGCTCTTCAGTGAGAAGATCGGGGCGCGACTGCTTGTCGTAGGGGAAGTCGAATTCCCCGCGAAATACAAAACCGAAGGCTGCGAAATCAGCACGAAACAGCTGGAAGAACTCGGCCTGACGCTGGCCCAGGTGGACTGCGGCTGGATCGTCACGTCAGGGCTGGTCGCGAAAAACGCTGCATACCCGATCGTCCAGCTCAACATCACGAACGCGGGCGGGACGAAAAGCGAAGCTCAGGCCGTGAAGGTCCAGGCTTACGAATCGATCACGACCGCGAATAACAAAGAGGTGGCCTCCGAATCGGAATTGCCGAAAAAATGCACCCTGACGGTGGCTCTGATCGGCAAATAGATGGACCTCCAGCCCGCCAGTATCGCCCAGGTCCGCCAGGGCAAACACCGCCGTATCACGGTGGAGGCGGACGTGGGCAACGTCGTCAAGCAGATCCGCGAGATCGACCCGCGACTCGGAGTGATCTGGGACGATGACGGGGAGTTCTTCGCCGTGGTGGAACAGGACGGTCTGAAGCAGAGGATCGTCCTCACCGCCCTAGAGCTGGACCACAGGGTCCTGGAGCGTCTCAGGGAGATCTCCAGCCCGGACTACGACTATGTGGCTGAGATGGACCGTATGGATGCTGTGGCGGATAGGGAGAAGGATCATCGTTTCAGCGAGGAAGTGGGCGAGAACGCGGAACTCATGGCCCACGCCTTGAGAAAAGATCTCGGGGCGAAGTATCAGGGGAAAATCTTCGTCCCTGACTGGATGAAGTGGTGATCTAGTTGATTGAAAGTTTCGTGGAAATCGTCAACGAGTGTTTGAACTATGGGTTTGCGGATGGCCCCCAGGTCAACCGTAAACGCTTCGAACAGTGGATCAACGAAGGCCAGTTTCAGATCGCCCGTGAGGTTGAGGCAGCCGAATTCCAGGAAACGGAAGTCATCACTCTGAAACAAGGGAAATTCAAGTACACGCTCCCTGAAGACTTCCTGAGGGTGCAGGACATCTACTACCCGGAACTCGTCTGCCGGTTGAAGCCCCTGGACCTCCAGCAGTTCGACGCCACCGCCCCGGCGAAGTTCGAAGGCCCCCCGGAGAACTACACGATCTACGCGGATGAACTGTGGGTGTTCCCGACGCCGAACAACTCCACGGACACTCTGGAACTGCGCTACATCAAGAACGCTCCGGCACTCGTATCGGAAAACGATGTGCCACTACTGGACAGGAACTACCTCCAGCTGCTGGTCGAGTGGGCGCTCATGCGAGCCTTCATGGCCGAGGATGACGTGGAAGCCTCCCAGGCCCACAAAAACCTGTACAAGGAAATGTTAGATGCGTACGCGACGGACAAGCAGTGGAGGACCGTGGACCGGCCAAGAGTGCTTGAAGGTAGCTGGACAGGCTCGGGATATGGGGGACGGGTGATATGACAATCGAGGAAGTCGCAAAGCCTATCGCTGATGCCCCTCTCGAAGTACAGTGGGCGCTCCTCGTAGCCGAAGGCTTCACTGAGGAGGAAGTGGAGGTATACCTTGAAAGCACCGTCGCCTCCTAACTACCGCCCCGGCAGTCCCTCAGAGCATTGTTCGAATTGCCGGATGGACTACAAGGGGCACTGTTGGGGTTATGGGAACGTCAAGGTCGCGGATGATTACGTCTGTGACTCGTGGGCGTCTACGGATGTCAAGGAGCACGCTAGGAGTCTATGGCGTTCTCATCGCAAGGCTCTAGCAAGGGAGGCTTGAATGGCGATCAAGATGAGCGGATCATTCCACGGGAAAAGCAATACGCTTGGTTCCGGTGGTCGTGCTGCCCAGCTCAAGGCTCAAGGTGTTCCGGGTGGCGTAATCGGTGCGCTTGCTCGTAAAGCTCACGCTGCTCCCGGTGAAGCTAACTTCCATCGTTCAATGAGGAAGGCAGCCGCTAAGAAAGCTCTCAAGTGAGGGGCACTCCGTTTCTCATGTCCGGCTGGACGAACGGGCTGAACACCATCAGCAACCCGTACCTTGTCGAGCAGAACGAGTCCCGGGACTGTCTCAACGTCGTATCGACCGAGCGTGGCGCGATACGCAAGCGCTACGGCTCCGAACAGTTCCTCAAAGGCGCAGAACTCGCCAAGGTCTCTGCTGTCACGCTGACGACAATGTTCCCGTGCCTGATCAGCGGGACACGGTATCTGATCGTTGCGGGTGGTGGGAAGATCTGGTCGGTCACAATGGCGGGCGTCGTAGCGGAAATCGGCAAAGGTTTCAACGCGACCGCCCGCTGGTCGATAGTGCAGGCCCCTAAATCCACGGCTGTCGGCTCTCAGGGTCCGATCTACCTGGTCAACGGGGTGGATGCGCCCCAGACGTGGACGGGGACGGGGGAAGTCAAAGAATGGAAAGGGCTGGGTTCCGCGCAGAAACCCAAAGACGGGGAAATCGTCGCGCATACGAACCTGTTGAAGTCGGCGGAAGCGAAATTCTTCGAATCGGACATCGGCCTGTGGGTCGAATTCGCCGCCGAACAGACCGTGCTGGGGGAAGGCGGCACGGAAGTCAAAATCAAGCGGGCTGAGATCGAAGCGATCACGCCCACCCACGAAGCCGTTCTGGCGTTGCCGGGGGAAAATGGGTGGAAGGAAACGAAAGCCACCCTCGAATTCACGTTGGAACGGAACTTCTACGAAAAAGGCGAACACGTCCCGAACGGCCAGTACATGATCTTCTTCGGAAACCGGATCTGGATGACGGGAATCAAAGAAGACCAGTCTGCGGTCTGGTTCAGCGAACTCACCAGCATCGGGGAAGGCGGCGCCCAGGCCGACCCGAGCCAGTGGCCGAACACGAACGTCGCGCGCTTCGATGCCTCGGACGAAAACCCGATCATGGCGATAGGCCACGTTGGTCCGTACATCTTGGTCTTCAAGGAGGAAAAGCTGTGGGCGATCCACGACATCAACACGGGGGCCAACCGTAGGATCAGTACGAGCATCGGGTGTATCGCGCACCGTAGCGTCGTCGAGAGCCCGCACGGCACGTTCTTCTTGACGAAGGATTCCGGGGTCTATCTGACCAATGGTTCTACGGTTACGGAGATGTCCTATCTGGTGCGCCCGACGATCCTTGGCCTGAATCCGGCGCAACGGGAAAACGTGGCTGGAGTGTATTTCGACAACCACTACTACGTGTCCTTCGCCTCGGCGACCAGTTCGGAAAACAACAAAACGCTCGACTATGATCTGGTCCTGAAATCCTGGTGGCTGCACGATCTCGCGGGACCGTGCTGGGCGCTACAGGAGCCCTCATCCGGCAAGGAGACGCTGTTTCTTCTCCCCAAGGGGTCCGGGAAGGGGATAGCGGAAGCGTTCAAGGAAGGCATCTACACGGACCTCGGTTCCAACTACACGGGCAACGGTCTGATGGGCGCGTATTTCCTGACGAACTGGGAATCGTTCGCCTACTACATCTTCCGCCACCGGGTTCATGCGCCGTTCTTGAAGAAGCGGATCCGCCAGATCTTCTTCAACGGGGAAGGCCAGATCGTGCCGGCGGTGTTCAAGGACTTCACGCAGTCGGAAACCCAACTCGCAGCAGTAGTTGGGAACGAAGAACAGTACAACGTGAAAGTTCCTACGAACTTCGCCTCGGGGGCTGAATCGTGGGCGGAAGGCGAAGGCAGGTGGGCGAAAGAAGTCGAAGGTGCCGAAGCGACCTGGGGCGGCGAAACTGAAGTTGGACAGGCTCGCATCTACAGTCCGGGTGTCGCGTTCAACTGGAGTGTGGGTTGGGGGAACAACAGCGCGGAACCCTTCGTTGTAGATTCGTTCACGTATTTCGCCCAGTTCCGCAAGTCGTAGAGGAGGCTTAGATGACAAGCATCAGTCTTGAAGTTCCCGTGGTGGGAGCCAAAAATACTACCGAGGAGCCCAAGGTGGGCAACTCGATCAAAAAAACCGAAGAATTCATCAACGGGGCGAACCTCGACGGCACCACGAACATCAAAGCCGAAGGGATCGCTGAAGCGAACCTTACGGCTGCGGTCGTCACAAAGCTCAACCAGAAATCCTCGGGGCTGGAACTCAAAAAACAGGCCGGCTCACTGAC